TTTCAGGTTGTGGATCTACAAAATATAATTGACCATCAACTAAACCAGATGCCACAGCAGGAGGATTACTATTAATTGAATTAACATCTTTTTCAACATTATATACTACTGCATCTCCTTCCAAAAACTTAATATCCTCACCAACAGGTGGATTAAATTTTATAAAACTAAATTTATTTGAATCTGATTGATTAACACCAAGTAAAGTGTTTTGGTTAAACTCAGTGCTCTCAATAACTTTTTCTAAATCAATATCATAATTAGGTAGTGAATTGGATGCAACATAACCATCAACCTCTCCATCTGTATATACGTTAAGAACATCACTTATAATATTATCATTTCCTTCCTCTATTGCAGTTTTAGTGCTTTTTGCTTTTAATATTACTCTCCTTATGTCATATTCCTCTCCAACTTCAGGGGTAAAACTTAAATTTGAAACAGTTATTTGATTTAATTTAGTATCAACAGTGTCTATCGTACAAGTATCCTCAATAATCTGCTCATTTCTTCTTAATACATCGAATTTATCACCAACTCTTAATGATGCTTTATCAATTTTAGTTTTTAATTTAAAAGTAGCACCAACGATTTCTACTTGAAATCTTGAACTAGTATTATATTGCCAAACATTTGCAAAGATTTCTTTATAACTCTCAGAGTTATTGTTTACCTTTTCACCTACATTTTTGACATATACATTTTCCCCTTCATTAACTAAGTTAATATCATCTACAGTTACAAAATCAGATAATACACCAGTAATTCTCAATTCAATTTTTTTATTTAAGTCTCCATCCTCATAACCAAATATATTTTCATTAATTCTAATATCATCAGCAGTTGATATATTTGATACTACACCAGTACAACCAAAGAATTGATTAACTGATTTAGATGTATAATCAATTGTATTTGACCCACTTATAACTGTTCCAGTTGCTCCAAACCCAATTGTAGAATCTACTGAAATAATAGATGATCCTATAGATACTGGATTTAGTACTTTTGTCTTACCTGAAACATTAAATATTCCCTGAATTAAGTCACTATCACTATATCCTACAAATAATGATAGTTTATAGTATGATTTACCCTCTCTAGTAAATATTTCTACTTCAGATACTGAAGCATTTGTATTTAAATCATTGGATTTAAATATTGTTTGTCCAACTAACCTTGATGGATCACCTGTTTCAGTAATTAGATCAGCAACCACTATCTCTCTTCTATTAAATTCTGCTTTTGACGGTTTTATTAAATTTGATTCAAGATCTAAAACTTTAGACTCAACACCAAATAGAACTTTGAATAATATTGTTATTGATTCTTCTGTTCCTTTTGCCTGATAAAAAGAACGAGCAAATTTAACAAAATTACCAACATCTAACTCAGATGCTAATGTTATATCTTCAAATCCTGGTAAAAATGTTCTTTTTAGTTTTTTATAAAATTCTTGTAAGAATAAAACTGATAAATTTTTTACTTCAACTCCAGAATTATGACTCGAAGCACTTGTATCCTTAAAAGTTAGTTTCTCTTTATTAACATCTAATAATGATGATGAAATTCCGACATTATATCCAGTTATACCACTAAATCCACGAATACAACCTGTAAAGAAATATCTTTCTCTTGTAAAGGTAAATTTACCTGTTGTAGGATTGCTATCTGTTGGGGATAGAGTTGTAGTTATAAAATTATTAAGTATTATTTTATCTTTTTGAATTTCGGAGACTCTAGTTTGTTTTGGAACACTTATAAATTCATTATCGTTAGGATAAGTTATCCCACCTTGACCTGATATAATTACTCGATCTATAATATCATTTACTTTAATATCAAGACCATCAGTTGATATGTTAATTATATTACTAGATTTAGTTTTAAAATTACCAACATGTGATGATCTTAACTCTGTAATTTTTTCTTTACCAGTGTAAGTAATAATTTCATCATCAATTTTTATTAATCCATATTCATCAGGATAACCTTTTGAGTTTTGAACTTCTATCTTTTGATCTGTTGATGTAATATTCTCAATTAGATTAGTTTTTCCAGTGATAACTTCAGGAACTAAATTATCAACTTTTTGATATTGGTTGAAATTGTTAATTAAATCACTAACACCACCTTGAAATTCTTGAGAAATATAATACTGTTTAAAAAATTCTACAGCATTTGGAAAATCACTCAACAAAAATGTTGGTAATTGATTCTCAATGATGGTATTGACCTTTATTCTCTTGTCAATTTGTGACATAAATTATTTCCTCTCTAAAACTCCGTTTGAGTAACTTGAGGTAAAGTAGTCTCTAGTAAATACAACACCTGAAACATCTTCTCCTGATGCAATTACGTCTTTCAACATATTTATCGAACTATTTGAAACGTCAAAATTAACAAATAAATCTTTCAAACCAACAACATCATTTGATTCAGGAAATGCTTGAACCTCAATTAGATTATTGTCTGCACTAGTTGATGAAATATTGATTGTATTTAATAGTATCTCACCTTTTAGATAATCAACACCACCTGCCTCTTTAATGACTACAATTTGTTGATCTTTTTCATTTAGAGTCACAACAGAGATTGTTCCTTTATTACTACCATCTAAATTTCCTGCAGCATCTTTATTTGGAACATCTGTAAGAAAAACAGTTCCAGTTGTTCCAGATAAAGTAAATCCAGTACTCTTGATATTGTAACCTGCAGGATTAATATGGAAACGATTACCAAAACATAACTCATATTGTGCAAATTGATTTAATAATGCCTTTAAATCTCTTCTAATTTTAACTCTTGTTATATTTGAGGTAATCCCATCATTTACACGGTCAATTAATTGACTTAATTTACTATATTTAAACCGACCTCCAAATTTATTAATCTCTACATTATTTGAATATAAATTTAAGGCACTTAAAATATTTGCTTTCAAATCAAGTGCTGATGCAATTTGTGCTGGATTATAGTATACGTTAGTATCAATCTCAATAAAGAGAATTTTTAAATCAACAATCTCATTATTAATTCCTGCAACTGCAAAATTTTTCAATTTATTTTTGATTAATGTTTTATCAAAATCTGATACAAAAGTTCCGTTTTTTGGTTTTATACTTATCTGTACTTTACCAAATTGTGGTGGATCTAATTCCTCACCACCTACAACTGATACTGACTCAGTTCGTGGAAAAATATTACCAATTATTGCTTCATAATCTCTTGGTGTAACTGCTCTATATTGTGCTGAGTAAAGTCTTGGAGCAAAATACTTAATAGAAGACACATTCTCTACATCTGCCCCGTCAGTGGCGTTAGAGACGGTAGTTATTGATACAGTATCTGATGGTGTGAAGAAAGTTCCATCATCTTTTGAAAATGTTCCCTGAAAACTAAAATCATTTGGTCCATTTCCATCTTTTCCATCAGTAACTATGTAAGTTGCAATGATACGTTGACCATTTTCTAATTTTTTACCAAATAAACCATCTCCAAACAATATTTCAAATTTTTCATCTTGAACTTCCTGACCAAGGTAAATCTCTGATGTTTTTGATAAATTAAGAATATTATCTACTTGTGAATATTTACGACCAAAACTTGTTTCACCTTGAGCACCAACATATACTCGAAGTGTTGAAGTATCAATGTTTGGACTATCAATAATATATCTTTGATCTATAGATGTATCAACACTATAAGTCCTTGTTAAGTAAGTGCCTTCAAATATTGATATATCATCATCAAATTGTGCAAATGAATTACCACCAATATCAATTATTCTTGATGATGTTACATCTTCAGGTAGAGAAAATCTAAAAGTTGTGTTTTCAACTGATCCAATGCATACAAGACCAGCACGAAGTGTTAAAAATTTTGTTGTATTATTGTTTGTCGTTCCTAAATCTATATCATCAAGTTTAATAGTCGCTACAGCAGCTTTTCGACTTCGAGGAACATATCCTATATTACGTGCTAATGATACTACATTCTCTCTTACAATTGCAGAATCAAGAAATGCCTCATTTGCCACTAAGTTTGCATTAAAGGCATTAATATAAGTGTTATATGCTAAAGTATCAATTAAAACTGAAAAGTTAGAACCCTCAAAATCAAAATCGGTGAAGTTTGAGTTTGATCGAAGAAAATTTTTAATCTGTACTTTGATATCTTCAAAGTCTAAACTAGTGAATTGAGTAAAAGGCATATTATCTCGTTGGTTCTAATATAAAACTAAAAAATTGTTGAGGTATATCTAACCCCTTGA